CCCATTCTTGACTCTATCAATGCCGCCAGAACCATATTCAGAAACTGCTGGTTTGACCGTGATCTCTGTCATGACGGACTGCAATGCCTCAGACATTACCGCTATGACGTTGACCCTGACACGAAGCGGTTTTCTAAAACTCCGGTGCACGATCAATATTCCCACGGGGCAGACGCTTTCCGTTACATTGGCCTGATGGTCAACGAGCCAAAACAAAGGGCTAGACCCAAACCACAGGCGTACTATGGTGGCGCAAATTCGTGGATGGGCTAAAATCAAACAAACTTGATAGGGCTAAATATGGCTGAAGATTCACAAAAAGGTGGTTACGACCCACGCATTGACGAAGCGAAGCAGTTTTTAAAACTCGCTAATGATGCTGACACAATGAACCGCCAAGAGGCGCTAGAGGACATGAAGTTTGTGGGCGGCGACCAATGGCCTGTTGAACTTCAAAACTCCCGTAACCTTGAATCTCGCCCTGTTCTGACGATCAATAAGCTCGATGGTTACTGCCGTCAAGTGGTTAACCAGATTCGCCAACAGCGTCCCCGCCCCAAAGTCCACGGGATGAACTCCCAAGCTGACGAAAAGCAAGCCCAAGTGATTCAGGGCATCATTCGCCACATTGAGGCCAATTCCCGCGCTGACAACGCCTACGACACCGCCGCAGACTACGCTGTTCGCATGGGTTGGGGATACATTCGAATCCGCACCGATTACGTCTCCCCTGATTCTTTTGACCAAGAGATTTACGTAGAAGCCATTGACAATCCCTTTACCGTTTACTACGACATCAATTCAGTCGCACCAGACGGTTCAGACGCAGAGCGTTGTTTAATTACAACAATGATGCGCAAGAAGGATTTTGAGAAGCTCTACCCTGATGCTGATGTGATGTCGTTCACCCAACGTGGAACGGGCGACAGCCAAAGCGAGTGGATTACCAAAGAGGACATCCGAATTGCCGAGTACTTTTACACCGAGAAGGAAAAGGCAACTCTTTATATGTTGAGCGATGGGACTGCCACTTTCGCTGATGGTGAGGATTTCTTTGCACGTTTAAAGCGTGTTGGCGTTGAGGTAATAGACCAGCGCCCTTCTTACAAAAAGACCGTGAAATGGTGCAAAGTCACCGCCACGGACGTTCTGGAGGAGGCAGTCCTACCAGGTAAATACATCCCGATCGTGCCTGTTTACGGCCGTCACATGGTTGTTGGGGATAAGCGCCACAAATTCGGCATGGTTCGCTACGCCAAAGACCCGCAGCGGATGTATAACTTCTGGCAAACCTCCCTGACCGAATCCATTGCTCTGGCTCCAAAGGCCAAGTGGCTGATGGCTGAAGGCCAAGACGAGGGCCACGAGAACGATTGGGCGCAGGCCAACATCAAGTCCTTCCCGTTACTGCGCTATAAGCAGACAGACATTGAGGGACGCGAAGCCCCGCCGCCTCAGCGCCTTCAACCAGAGCCGCCACCGCAGGGCATTTTGTCGGCTACGGCCGTAATTGATGACGACATCAAGAACATGATGGGCATCTTTGACCCGTCTCAGCTAAAACAGGGGAATATCTCTGGTAAGTCGCTGAACGGCCAGCAGCAGCAGATGGACTTGTCCAACTATGACTTTTACGACAACCTCACAAAGTCTCAGGCTCAAGTCGCTCGGATTATTCTTGACCTTATCCCGAAGATTTACGACACCCAACGTGTCATGCGAATCATTGGTGACGATGGAAAACCAGAGCTAATCACCGTCAACGAGCGCACCGCCGTAGGTGAAGTGCTGAACGACCTGACCGTGGGGCTTTACGATGTGGTGATGGAGACAGGCCCAGGCTACAACTCCAAGCGCCAAGCCGCCGTGGAAGCAATGACCCCGATTCTGGCCGCAGACCCTAATTTGATGTCTCAGATTGGCGATTTGTGGTTCAGAAACCAAGATTTCCCCTATGCGGACATCATTGCCGATCGTCTGGCAACCCTCAATCCGCTGGCTCAGATTGACGAAAAATCAGATATTCCGCCTCAAGTCCAGATGCAACTCAAGCAGGCTCAACAGCAAGTCCAGCAGATGCAGCAGCAGATAGAAAAGATGCAGTTGGCCATGAAGCAACGCCAAGACATCGAGCAAGTCAAGCAAGATGCCGAGACAAAACGCACCCTGATCAAAGAGACAAACCGCGCCCACGACATCGAATTGAGGAACGAAGAACGTCATGCCGACATGAAGCTGCGCACAGACACGCAGGCTCACGACACGGTGCTCAAGACTCAAACCCAATTGGAGATTGAGCGTTACAAGGGCGAAATTGCCTTGTTGCTGGCTCAGATGGACCGTGTGGCGATGCGAGAAGCAAGCGCAGAGGCTACCGAAAGGGCTATCTAAACGTAAGAATTCGTGGTAAATTAACCACAAACCTTACCTGTGAGGTACACAGGGCAAATTCGGAGTGACAACGTAATGTCTGAAAAACAAGCTAGTCAAGTTTTGACGGGCGAAAACGCAGCGGAATTTTATGCAAACAGATTAGGTTTAGCTGAATCACCGACTGAACCCGTGGCCGCAGAGGAAACTCCAGCGGAGCCGGAACAAGTTGAGGAGCAGAGTGAACCTGAAGCAGAAGCCGAAGCAAAACCAGAGGAAGAGCAAAAGCAAAATCCTAAACTCAAGCTACGTTTTTCTGAGATAACCAAACAGCGTGAGGAAGCGCGAAAAGAAGCGCAACGCGAACGCGAACGTGCGGCTGCATTAGAGGAACGATTAGCGGCTCTTGAAGGACAGAATAAGCCTAAAGCTGAATCTGTTGAGCAAGAACCGCAACCTAGCCAGTTTAGCGATGCGTTTGAATATGCCAAAGCACTCGCAGAGTACACGGCTGACAAGCGAATCGCTGAAATGAAGCAACAGGAAGCGCAGCAGAAAATTATCAGTCAATGGGCTGATAAGGTTCAGAAAGCCAAAGCCGAGTTGCCTGATTTTGATGACATAGTGGCGTCAAGTGATGTGGTCGTGAATGACGACATTCGTGATGCGATTCTGGAGAGTGATGTTGGACCGCAAGTTCTTTATCACCTAGCTGAAAACCAAGACTATGCCAAAAAGATCGCTAGTATGGCCCCGAAAGCGGCTTTGCGAGAGATAGGAAAGTTGGAGGCAAGACTTGAAAAGGTCGAGACTCCTGCCCAAGCGCCTGTGGTTAAGAGTAAAGCACCTACGCCGATCACGCCGATTCGTGGAGGTTCTGCCAAGCCTGATGTGCCTTTGGACTCCAATGGAGTTTTCTACGGTACAGCAGCGCAATGGAAAGAACTGAGACGTGCTGGCAAGATTCGGTAAACCTAATCTTTTTGGAGTTAAAAAATGAGCAATACCTTACTGACGATTAGTAAGATCACAAACGAAGCACTTATGGTGCTAGAGAACGAACTCACATTTACGAGCGAGGTGGATCGCAATTATGACGACCAATTTGCAGTCGTGGGAGCGAAGATCGGTAACACCGTAAACGTCCGTAAACCTGGCCGTTTCATTGGTACTACTGGCCCCGCTTTGAATGTTGAAGATTTCAACGAAACCAGCGTGCCTGTGACCTTGAGCACTCAATTCCACGTTGACACCCAATTCACTACACAAGATTTGGCTCTGTCTTTGGATATGTTCTCTGACCGTGTGTTGAAGCCTGCTATCGCCGCAATCGCTAACAAGATTGACCGTGACGGCTTGGCTATGGCTACCCTGCAAACTGCCAACATCGTTGGTACTGCTGGTACACCTCCCACCGGTTTGATCACTTATTTGACTGCCGGCGCTTACCTTGATTCTGAAGGCGCACCCCGTGACGGTCGTCGTTCATGTATCGTTGAACCCTTCACATCTGCAACTATTGTTGACAGCTTGAAAGGTTTGTTCGTTCCCCAAGAAGCCATCGGCGAGCAATATCGCAAAGGCTTGATGGGTCGTGACAGCGGCGGCATGAACTGGAAACTGGACCAAAACGTGGTTTCACAAACTTTCGGTACTAACGGTTCTGGCGCTACTGCTACTGTCAGCACTTCAGCAGCTACTGGTTTCTTGTCTAGCGGTTGGGCTTCTTCTAGCCCCGTCAGCATTACTGCTGCAACTGCTACCGTGAACCTGAACGCTGGTGACGTGTTCACTATCGCTGGTGTGTACGCTGTCAACCCACAAAACCGCCAAGCATACGGCTCTAACAAGCTGCGTAACTTCGTGGTTAAGACTGCCGCTTCTATCAGCGCCGGTTCTACTGTGGCCGTTACCGTGTCGCCTGCTGTGATCACCGCTGGTCAATTCCAGAACGTGAGCATCCCATCGCCTGTGAGCAATGCAACTGTGACCCAGTTCAACAGCACCGGTACTGTGTCTGCTCAGAACATCATCATGCACCGCAACGCTTTCACTTTGGCTGTGGCCGATTTGGAATTGCCAGAAGGCGTGCATTTTGCTGGTCGTGCAAGCGACAAGGAAATTGGTTTGTCCATGCGTGTGGTGCGTCAGTACACCATCAACAACGACAGCATCCCAACTCGTTTGGACGTGTTGTACGGTTGGGCACCTCTGTACCCTGAATTGGCTTGCCGAGTTGCAGCCTAATTGACAATGGAGAGGGCTTCGGCTCTCTTCGTCATTAAATTCATTTAAGGAAAAAAATCATGTCTTTGTCTCCCATTACCTACACAAACAACGGTCCTGCAAGCACCACTAGCCCTCACTATCTGATTGATGGTGACAGCACAGACGGTACGGCTATTAGCCCCAACGGTGGCCCTGTTAGCTTCTACGGCGTGACTCCCGTGACTCAGCGTGCTTCTAGCGTGCAAGCCACTTCTGCTTTGGCTACTTCTTCTGCTTTCGGCGCTACTCAATTGGCGTTCTTGCAAGAAGTTGGCGCAACTCTCCAAGGTCTTGGCCTTTGGAAGGGCGGCGCTTAATTGAAGGTTGTATTCGCTACACCTACCGTAAAGTCACCTCTAGCGCCTTACTTTAAGTCGCTGGAGGACTCAATCCCGCTAATCAAAGAAGCGGGATGGGACGAAGGGGCGGTTTACGAGATCGGGAATCCTTATATATCCGTGGCAAGAGCCACAATGCTCAGAAAAGCCCTAGATGCTAGAGCTGATGTCATTGTGTTCCTTGACCATGACGTATCTTGGGACCCCAAAGACTTGTTGACTCTCATTCAGACTGAAGGGGATGTTGTAGCGGGTACTTATCGCTTCAAAAAAGCCGAAGAAGAATACATGGGCGCTCTGATTAGTGATAGTCAGATGCGCCCTGTTGTTAGGGCTGACGGTTGTATTAAGTCCGACAGGATTCCTGCTGGATTTATGAAAATCACCGCTGACGCTGTTAACAAGTTTATGACTGCTTATCCTGAGCTTTGCTACGGGCCTAAATACAACTTGTCGGTTGACTTGTTCAACCACGGGGCGCATAAGGGCACTTGGTACGGCGAGGACTATGCGTTTAGTCGAAACTGGATTGACTGCGGTGGCGAGATTTGGACAATCCCAGACCTTAACATTAACCACCATTCTGCCGATGAAGTTTTCAAAGGCAATCTGCATACATTTTTGAGAAAACAACCAGGGGGCGATTTGTTTGCCTCTTGAATTGCGTTAAAATCTAACCGTTCTTTGCAAAGGAATCACCATGTCGTCAACGACCGTCACCCGTGGTAACTCACACGAAACTTTCTACATCACCCCCACCCTGACTCCTTCATCAGTTTCAGCAAACACCACAGCCGCCCAGAACTTCACCGTTCCTGGCTTGCAAGTTGGCGATTTCGTGAACTGCTGGGGTTTGGTTGGTTCACAAGCTACTGGTATCGTGGCTGTTGAAGCTGATGTGAACTCAGCTAACGTTTTGACCATCCAATTTGGCAACATTACTGGTTCCACCGTGACTCCTACTGCCGGTCAATATTTGATCGAAGTGGTGCGTCTTGAAGGCCCAGCACCTGTTAACGCTGCTTAATCATGGCTGGCTCAACCGTTCAACGCAACGCAGGGGCTACCGTAGCCCTTGCTGTGACCAGTACGGCTCACTCAGCCGTTCTGATTGACGATAACACCAACGATCAGATCAACTACACCAGTTTTCTGAATGTTGGCACAAAGCCTTGCGCTATTAAATGGGGTACAACTTCCACTATTGCTGGTGGCGTTGCTTTCCCTTCTGATGGCACAAATGGCGATTACGTTCTGCCTGGTGGCATGACTACGCCTTTGATCTTGGCTACACCCACAACTCCTTATTACTTGACAGCGATTTGCGGTGGTACTGACACAACCACCTTGTATGTAACTCCTGCTGCTGACCAATCTTAAGGGGGTGAAATGGCTGACCCCGCCAAAGTTGAAGACCAAAACTTACTGCCTGTTCAGGCGTATTTCGCCGTAGACGGTACGTTTCAGACATTCATCGGTCAGGGTCAGCCGTTTTACGCTACTGTGAATCCATCCCAATCGGGATTGAACATCACAAATAGCACAATAAACAGCACCACAATTGGCGCTATAACCCCGTCTACTGGGGTTTTCACTAATGTTTCTGCGACAACTGGGCAAGTCTCAACAACTCCTAGCGCAAACGCAGACATTGCGAATAAACAGTACGTTGATTCTGTCGCTCAAGGCTTAAAAGCAAAGCAAGCGGTCAAATGTGCGACCACGGCAAACATCACGCTGTCTGGCCTGCAAACAATTGATACCTACACCACTTTGGCTGGTGACAGGGTTTTGGTCAAGAATCAGACCGCATCGGCTGAGAACGGTATTTATATCGCTGCCGTAGGTGCTTGGACTCGATCAACCGACATGGATGTCTGGGCTGAAGTCCCTGGCGCTTACACAATCGCTCTGAATGGCTCGGCCAACTTAGACACGGGTTGGGTTTGTACTGCGGCTGATACTGGAACCATCGGCGTCACCGCAATGCCTTGGGTTCAGTTCTCCGGCTCTGCAACCTACTATGCTGGAACCGGTCTAACTTTAGCGGCCAACACTTTTAGTATCACAAATACTGGGGTGACTGCGGCATCTTACGGGTCTGCGTCTAAAACTCTTACGGCAACCGTCAACGCGCAAGGTCAATTAACAGCGCTTTCAGACACCAATATCGCCATTTCCAACACTCAGGTTTCTGGTTTGGGAACAATGTCAACCCAAAACGCTAGTTCGGTGGCGATTACTGGTGGCACGATTAATGGCGCAACGATTGGCGGCACGACTGCGGGGGCGATAACTGGCACGACCATTACTGCCACAAGCCAATTTAGCGGCGCTGGAACAGGTTTGACGGGAACTGCAAGCGGATTGTCTATTGGTGGCAATGCGGCAACCGCAACCACAGCGACTACCGCAACCACGGCGACAACAGCAACTAATTTGGCTGGAGGGTCTGCGGGAACAGTCCCTTACCAGACAGCAAGCGGCGCGACAGGAATGTTGGCGGTTGGAACTAATGGTCAAGTATTGACTTTGGCTGCTGGCGTGCCTTCTTGGGCGACTCCGACAACCGGAACCGTAACTTCGGTAAGCGGTACGGGGACTGTTTCGGGTATTTCTTTGTCGGGAACCGTGACCAGTTCTGGTTCTTTGACTTTGGGTGGGGCGCTTGATTTGTCTAGCCCTCCTGCGATTGGTGGGACAACTGCAAACACCATTACTGGCACAACAATTTCCGCTTACACAAAGTTTGTTTCAGAAGATTATTACGCTCAATCAGTTCTTGGTGGAAACTTACGCACATCTGGTGGCACATCTTTATTGAATTGGGATGGCGGCGGTAGCGGAAACATCACTATTAATGGCGGCTTGTCGGTTAACCCGTCAAACAAGAATATTAGTCTTGCGCCTACTGGTACAGGCACAGTAACAATCAATCCAGCAACGGCTGGAACAATGAATAACATGGTCATTGGCGGCACAACTGCTGCTGATGGAACATTTAACACATTGCGGTTTAACACCACTTTGTCGGTAAACGGCTCAACTGGAACAAGCGGTCAAGTTTTGACTTCTAGCGGTTCTGGTTTGCCTACTTGGACAACGCCGACCGCTTACGCCACAGTTACTGACGACACAACCACAAATGCCACCCGTTATCCGCTGTTTGCGGCGGCTACAAGCGGTAATTTGACGACTGAATACACCAGCAGTACCAAGTACCAATTTAACCCCTCTACGGGCGTTTTAACGGCTACTCAGTTCAGCGGCTCTGGTGCTGGTTTGACAAGCGTTCCTGCTGGACAACTTTCTGGGACTATCCCTAGCGGTGTTTTGGGTAATTCAACCCTTTACATCGGAACGACTGCAATTGCTTTAAACAGATCAAGCGCAAGTCAAACTCTGACGGGCACAAACATTGACGGCTCTGCTGGTTCGGCAACGACTGCGACCACGGCGACCAACGCAACCAATATCGCAATTACAGACGATACAAGCACAAACGCAACTGTTTATCCAACTTGGGTAACTACCACAACGGGTAATTTACCGGCCAAAACATCATCGACAAAGCTAAAATTTAACCCGTCTACGGGGGCTTTAACGGTAAGTCAGTTAATCATCGCACCATAAGGAAGAATCATGGGCAATTTAGTATTCCAAGCAACTCTAGGCGGTCAAGTTAACTTGGTCGGGCCTAACACAGCGTCCACTTTTAACCTGAACGTCCCTGCTGTTGCGGGTACTTTGGTAACTACTGGCGACACCGGAACCGTCACTAACACAATGCTGGCTTCTAGTGCTTACACAGCGCCAGGCACGATCGGTAGCGGAACGCCTAACACCGGTGCTTTTACGACTCTTTCGGCAACCGGAAACGTCACTTTTTCTGGCGCAGGCGCAAAGATCGCGGGTGACTTTTCTAACTCCACTTTGACAAACCGAGCCGCTTTCCAGACAACGACAAGCAACGGTTCTACAGGCATCTACGCTTTGCCTAACGGCACATCTACGGCTGCTTCTTGGCAAGCAACTAACGCTGCTGACCCTACCAACGCCAGCAAAATCTTAATCGCCACTAACGGCTCTACAGATGTCCAACTAGTGTCTGGCATCAACGGTACTGGCACATATCTGCCTTTGACCTTTTACACAAACGGCGCTGAAAAGATGCGTTTGGATACAGCAGGAAATTTGGGGTTGGGTGTTACGCCTAGTGCTTGGAATTCAAGCTCCAGAGCTATTCAATTTGGTTCTTATGGTTGTTTAGAAAGTTTTACAGGTGGTGAAGTTAACTTATTAAACAACTTGTATAGAAATTCTGGTGGAAGCGATGTTTATATAGCTAACGGTTACGGTACTGTTTTTAATACTTTAAATGGTGCATTTAGATGGTACACATCTGGGTCATCTGGCACTGCTGGCGCAACAGCCTCTCTTACCCAAGCAATGACACTAGATGCTAGTGGGAATTTGGGTATAGGAGCTACAAGTTTAGGTGGTGTTGGTGTTTCTATGTCTGGAATCCAATATCCGGGTGTTATCTATCAAAATAACAACGCAGCTGGTTCTGGCTTTGGCTTTACAACATTTCAAAGAAGTTCAGTAACAGTTGGCTCAATTAGTCAAAACGGAACAACAGGCGTTCTGTACAACCTGACCTCTGACTACCGTTTGAAGAACGACCAACAGCCCCTGACAGGCGCTAAAGAGTTTGTGATGGCGTTGCAACCTAAGAAGTGGCAATGGTGGGATGGCTCTGGTGAAGGCGTTGGCTTTATTGCCCACGAATTCATGGAAGTTGC